TTGAGAGAGGATTCAAAGGGTTAGGACCAATACCATTAGACATGAGAATACTACGACTTCTTTTTCTTATACTTATTTATTAAATTTTTAATGCCGACTACTCCAGTCATTCTCTCAGTATATTTTCTAAGAGCATCAGTTCCAACTTCTCTTTGTGGACCAGATACTCCTGAAGGACCAGAATAATTTACAACTGCTTCACTGACATCACGAATCCAAGATTTAAACATATAGTTTTCTCTCGTCACACAAATTAAGTGATTGGTTCCTCTACGAATAATCTTTCCAATCAATCCAGTATTTAAGTTTTCTACAATATCACCAATATTGAAAATATTTCCTGATACGTAGTTATCTCTTAAACCTTTGGGATCACATTTAGGGGCGATTTCCCACATCTCCTTAACTTCTTTCTTCTTTGCCTTTAGTTTCATACCAGAGCGAACTGCATCAAACAGTGCTTGAGTATCTCCATCATCCAACTCTTTTGGAGTTCCTCTACGGAAAGCATCAAAGTCATCATCGGCAACTGCTTTTCTCATCTTAGATGCAGACATGCCTTCAACACCTTCAGCATCCGCATCTCTTACACCAGCAGAGATAACACGGATGTTTTCAAAATCATAGAGTTCTCCGTTGTACTTAGTTGCCAGATTCTCAAACTCTGCTTGACGATCTGATCCTACGATGATATTGACATTACGATATCCTTGCTCATCTGCCAGAGTGAGAACATTGAAGATAGATCTCATCTCATCATCATTAATGATGTTCTCCTTATATTCAGGGAACATTTTCTTCATAAACGAAATCTTCATGTCAGGATCAAGTGGATTTTTCTTAGGATCCTGTGAACGTGAAGGATAAATCTTCAGGTCTTCTCCTTGTGCTGCTTTTTTAGCAGCAGCAAGCAACTTACCATGACCCACAGTTGGAGGATTGAAACGACCAAATGCTACGGTCAGAGTTTCTGTAGATTCTCCAGAACCTTCTTCACCCTCACCTGCTTCTGCTTTCTTTGCCCCAGTCTCTTGAGGTGCAACCTTCTTAGGTTCTGCCTTAGGTTCTGCTTGTGCTGCTTTCTGTTGTGCAGGTTTATCATCTTCTCCTTTCTTTTTCTTTTTATCTACAAACTGTAACTTACCATCTTCAGTAGTCGCAACAAAATTTCCACGAGAGTCCAACCAACCCCCATGACCATCACTTTTGAGGTTCAGTTTTTTCGCCTGCATACTTGCCTGCGACTGAGCCTCATTCAGAAACTGAAAGAAACTTTTCATTTATATTGATAATCCTTATACATTATTTAGTAAATTTTCAAAAATGGTCCATTAGAATTACCAAATTCTTTTTTTGCACCATAGTAAAGTGCAGTACACCACTCTTTTGATTTACCTTTCTTTGCTATTATCACCCAAATATTTGCCCACTCCATGGCAACTAACTTAGAAGAAAATCTACCAGCAGAACTTCTATCTGCTTTCTTCGTTTCATACATGATTGCATAATCTAGAACTGCTTCAAAACCCTCAGCAACTCTCTTGTTGTTTTCGTATACAGCAACCTCACCAAAGTCAACCATACCAGAAGAATCTAACTTCTTATACAAATCAATCCAGTATCGTTTAGCAGAATCAGTCCACTCACCAACAGGAGGAATATTTTTATCTTTTGCTGCTGAAGTTGGACGATTCAATCCCATACCTCCAAGGAAAGAATCTAACGCAATACTAGAAACTTTTCCAAGTTTAGCACCAGCGTCTTTTCCCTTTGGTGTGAGATCTGTTTGAACTAGATTCCTTTCCTTGGAATACTGAAAGTTTCTAGACTGTCCATGAATCTTACCACCTTTAGCAGTCACCATATCAAATCCAAGTTCACCAGTATCAAACAAAAATGGTTTCTTCTTTCCTAATGTTAGTGTACATTTTAAAGAACCCTTAACCATATCAACTTCGGTTGGAATACTCTTACCTCCGGCATTAGCGACTTCAGACGAAGCAGTTTTTTTATTCTTTGCAATCGCTTTTAAAGACACTCCAATCAAAATTTTTTCATTTAAAGTTTCTCGCATATAAGCATTAAGTAATCCCAATTTTGCATCTTTAGACATTCCATCAATGTTAGTCAGTTCTTTTATAGTTCCCTCAACAACCCTCTTCTTACTCTTCTTAACCAATACGATATCCATAGGATTCCAACGATCCTTCACTGATACACCACACTCTTTCTTTGCAATGTTTTCAATGTAAGGCATGATTCCACTGTCTCTGGAATACTCGTATCCTTTATTTGTACCCAAATATTTTTTTAACGCTTCTGTTTGTTTACGATAAGTATCTTTCCATTCTGGACTGTATCCATCATAGACACTTAACATCAATTTATCTGTTGGTTCTTTTCCTTTTTCTATGACATGTTCAAAGAAAACTCTGGAACCATTTTCTTGCTTGGCAGTTTCTCTTGCGTCAGTTGCCATTACTTTTTTTAGATATTTATGGAGTTAAGCGGACTCGAACCGCTGACATCCTGCTTGCAAAGCAGGCGCTCTACCAACTGAGCTATAACCCCGAAAACCCCGAAGGGTCATTCAGATTTTAACTGATCTTCTATTTGTTTGTCAAGTTCCACAATTGTTTGACGAATATCAACAATTCTTTGTGGAACACAAGTAGGATCATACGTGTAACGTTCTTGCTCTTTGAAAAGAACGTGACGGATTGATGCTGCGTTCTGTACTTCTAACTCAAGTTTAATCACAGGTCTCCCTCCGCACGGTTTTCAGAATGGTGAACATCAAAACTACCACCAGGATAACGAGACTGAAGTTTTTCAACGTTCATCTCAATCACTTCATCAAAGGTGGTATCAAGTGCCATACATGCCTGTGCCAGATACCAACAGATATCACCTAGTTCACGTTTCATATGGAAGACGTTCTCTTCGTTGTATGGTTTACCTTGGAAAAGAATTTTCTTCACAACTTCAGTGAACTCACCAGACTCAGCAGTCAGACCAAGAGCAGCAGTGAGCAACTGAGACGTATTCGTTCCAGTTACTTCAAGTTCAGCAAGACGAGAACCCATGGCACCATAGTCAAGACTAGGTTCGCTGGTTACACCTTTCACAAACTCAACGTATTTTTCAGTATCAACTTTAGTCATGAAATTCTGGGATAAATGGTTCTTGGCAATTTTGAGGGAGTTCCTGTTGAATAGGAATTGTTTGTCCCTCAATTGTGATTGATGGAAGTTTGAAATCTACTGATTGAATATCAATAGTTTGATAGTCTGGTTTATACTGATAAAAATGCCCGTCCCATCGAGAATTTCTCATGTTAACAAGATTAACAGCATCTCGAAGGACACCACAGTCAGCAATTTTTTCGCCTCGTGGATTGAATACAGAATACATCAGAATTTAAATCCGTCAAATGATTTCTTTGGTTTTGCTTCCTCATAAGTATACTCTTCTTCTCTACCACTGTCAAGGATGTCGTCCTGTGCTGACTGCTCACAATCATACAGACGCATCTTAGCGCGATCAATACCAACCACAAAACGTTTATGAATGGTTGGATCATTATATCTATTCTTCAACTGCTTCACCATAATTTGCCCGAGTCCTTCAAGATCTTCAGTTGAAATAAGGGCAAACATAAGATCAGCAGTAGCAGGGAGACCAAAGGACTCACTAGTGTCAGTAAGCTCAACATCACTGCTGCCATAACCAGAACGAGTGGTCTGGGTGGCAGAAACGATAGGTACGTTCGCCTCGCAAGCAAGTCCTCGAAGTTCTTCAGCAATAGCCTTGACAACTGTATATGAATTGACATTGCTGCCTGCGCGATACCGTTCGGAAGCACATATATTAAGGTAATCAATGAAAATAATATCAGGTCTAAATGACTTCTTAAGTGCAAGTTCGTTAAGAAGTGCCCTAAAGTGTCCCGCATGTGCAGACGCCGTTGGATACTCCTTAATAATTAGGGACCCTTGAGTTCTTTGTGCCAGTTTTGTCACCTTATCATCAAACATCACCTTAGGAAGATCGGTTATCTCCTGAATAGGGACATTGAGGAGATTAGCATCAATTCGCTCTGCAATCTTTTCTTCAGCCATTTCAAGCGTGATGTATAGTACGTTCTTCCCTCCCAAGAGGGCGGAAGCTGCGACATGGCACATAAACAAACTCTTACCGACACCAGTGCCAGCGAGAGCAATATTAAGCGTCTTGTTAGGGAGACCACCTTTCGTAATCTTGTTGAAATACTCAAGGTCGAACGGGATGAGGTCTTCTTTTTTGTGATACGCTTCATATCTTTGTTCATAATCAATCAGGTAGTCGTGACCGATATTTGTATCAAAAGAAACTGCCAATGCATTTGACAGAATACTAGGGATAGCACCCCTATCCTTTTCTTTATTATCTCCATCTGCAAGAGCAATGGATTCCATCAGTGCCAAATAGATGGCACGATCTCTACACCACTTCTCAGTGGTATCTACCAACCAATCAAAATCAGTTGAAACATCCTCAAGATAACTAATCAACTTAGTAATCTCTTGAAAAGAAGTGTCATTGATATCTTGACGCTTCTCTACCTCAATACAAAGAACTTCTTTGGTTGCAGGTTGATTGTATTCTGTGACAAACTTTTGAATCTCTTCAAAGGTAACCTTTTGGTTAGGATCTTCAAAATAATCTGCTTTGATAAAAGGAATTACTTTGCGAAGATAATCCTCATTATATAAAAGATTTCTTAGAATCAGAATTTCAACTTTGTCCATGAGGAATATCGAATACAAATGTTATACGTGTCTCATCACCGATATTAACGGTGCCATGAGGTAATTTATTATTAAACCAAAGAAGTGTTCCTGGTTCTACAATGACACTTTCCTCACCACAAAAATACTGATACCGTCCAAGAATGGAGAGGTGATATCTATTTCGTGTAAGATAATAAGTGCCCTTGTCTATATGTGCTCCTACAATCTCATCAACAGGTAAAGAAAGAAAACCGCACCGATGAATCTCTGCGTTTTTAAAATGCTTGCGTATGATCTTTCTAATCTCACTGTGATGAGTATAGGCAGGCGTTTTGATATTGATCTCAGAGTCTCCCACAAAATCATTTTTGTGTTTGACCCCACCTATTATAAGTTGAAGTGCGCTAACTGGCAAGTCAGCAAACCCCCTATCAACTAAGGACTGAGAATCCTTCAGATGTTTCTGATGGTCCCAGTCCTGTGGATATTTGTTTAGTTGTTGTACGACTTTATCAACATTGATTCCAGTCTTGAGAATTTTAATCATTCATTTCCTTTAGTTTCCTATATTTTTGATTATCTTTAGGAACCACCCATAAGATTATCTAAATTGTTGTTTCCTGGATTGTCATCAATATGATCCACAAGAGCGGTATCGCGAATCCATTGTTTAGCAGACTCTGGACATTTTTCCCAATCTTCTTTAGGAATTGGTGGGTTATCATCAATTGATTTATAAGTTTCCATAACTCCCCGATGAAGAGTTATGGTTATCCTTGGTGATGAACTACCACGTTTACTATGAGTAAAATCCTTAAACAAATCTTTTGGAACAACAACATCTACCTTACATGCCTTTAATCTGCCATTAGATTCGCGCTGTTCGGTTACATAGATGAATTTATTGCTTTTTGCACTATAAACTCTTCCGTCTTTTGAAATAAAATAATCAGGAATTATTTTATTATATCTGACCAATGGTTTGAATTCTTCTTCACCAAAAACATTAATCATGAACCGTAACTAAATTCTTCCTTAGCAATTTCATCAAGTTTTTCCATCACTTCAGGAGTGAAGTATGTTTCAGGTTCTTTGAGGATTTGTTTGGCATAGATTTTTTTACCATCAATCTCGTATCGTCCTGCAACATTTTTCCAGAGACCACCTAGTTCTCCAAGTTCTAACAGACCATAATAGCGATCAAGACCACGCTCATCATAGTAAAGACGAATGGTAACATCCTTATTCTCTTTACTTAAACGCGACTTAGCAGTCTTAGCCTTGATAAGGTTTCCAACGACTTCCGTTCCATCCTTTTCTTTCTTTTTGCTGAGATAGATGATTGTAGATGCAGCATACTTGAGTCCACTGCCTCCACCCATTTCTTTTGTAGGAACATAAGCGCCAATGACATCGTAGGTGTGGTTGGTAACGATCATAGGAATGTTTGCTTGCCCCAGTTTCAGAGTCAGCATTCTGAATGCACCTTTGACCAATTGTGATTTGGTCATGTCACGAACTTGTTTGTCGTTCAGTGCGTCAGTAATTTCCTTCTCTGTGGACAGCATACCCAGAGAGTCTAACACAAACATACAGGGTCTGCGTTCATCTTCAGGTTTTTTTAAGTAGATGTCTACTGCCTTAAGTGCCTTGGTACGAAACTCCTCAATAGTCACCACATTGACGACTACCAGTCTCTCTAGGTCAATACCCCGACTTGCGATAAGAGTCTTGTTAACAGCGGCTTCAGTGTCAAAATATAGGCAGTAACCATCAGGGTTAGCATCAAGGAAGTTCTTGACGACAGCAAGACTGAAGAAAGTTTTTCCAGTAGAAGACTCGCCAGCAATGGCAGTAATCTTATTCCCAGATACACCACCAAATATAGACCCTGAAACAAGTCCGTTAAAAATGTACGAACCTGTGTCAACATATTGCTCTGTTTCATCGATGTCTGCTGCTAGTTTTGTGTAGTCATCACCGATTTCTTTTACAATCTCTTTTAAAAAATCCATTAAATTACAAATCCAAATTCTTCACGGGCAATTTTTTTGTAAGGTCCGCCAGGGTTTTCCTCACGAATTTCCTTGATGATTTTCAGTTTTTGATATAGAGAAGTATCTCCACCAAGGCGAAGAGCACTTACAATCGTAGCAAGTTCTTTGTCGTTAATAGGCAAATCCATTTAGCCAAAAAATAGTTCCAAGTTTACAGTTTTTTCTACATTCCACCCAATTGCATCAAGGATGGCTTTCAGTGGTTCTACAAAGGACTTTTCAAATTGTAGATCATAGTCGATGTACTTGTCAAGATTAAGTTCGCGTGGAAAATCTTGAATAAAGGAGATGATGTTTTCATGAATGATGTTTGGTTTTTTAAGATAGCAGAACTTAATCTTCTCTCCATTCTGAATCAAAGAGTACTTGTTTGTAAGTTTTTTCTCTTTGATATAGTGATTATAGAGAAGTGCTCCACGACAATGAATAGGAGTTCCTTTGATATAGATATCAGAATGAGACTTATACTTCTGAACATCGGAAACAGAGCGAGGAAAAGAAATCTGCTCTGGTGGCAGTTTCTTGAACTCTGCACGGGACTTGTCGATGAAATCAATCACATCTTCTTCTGTCCCACTCATCATCAACTTCAAAGCATCCTTAATCATCTTCCTACAAGGCGCAGGAGTAGATGACTTGACTGCTTCAATACCCATCATCTTCAGTTTGGGTTCTGAATATGCTACACCTTCACTGTTCCATACGTTAAGAATATATCGTTTCTTCGCAGTCCAAATACCACGATCAGCAATATTCTCACGCTTCATTTGCATCTTCTGGTCATACGCCGAGACATACGTCGCCAGGTCATTGTAACATTTGTCGATGTACGGTTCCAATTTGTCACGGCACACCATATCAAGTAGTTCAACGACCTTTGCTTTATCACCAGACTTATTAGCAAAAAATTTATCAACAAGAGGTCCGAGATTAAGATATATCGAATCAGTATCTGATGCGATAACATAATCCTCTTCGGTTGTAGACAACAGTTTATTTAGATACTGGTTCATCTTACCCTCAATCCAACGGATAGAGACTTGACCAGAAAGCGTAATCGCCTCCGCATTGGCCAGTTTATAGTACCTAAAATACTGATTACCGATAGCACCATAAGCAGAGTTGAGTGAGATCTTCTTAGCCATCTGGATATTATTGCAACGGGCAATCTCTTTCTCCAGTGCCTTAGTAGGAGTCTTTTCATATGCCTGCTTTGCCTGAAGCATTCGCTTCTTGAAAATTACCCGCTCATTATACATCTTATCCATGAGTTCTGGTAGGAACCCACGAACATCCTTACGGTACATAGCACCATTGGCACATACCGCATTGTTCTTATACAACTCAAAATTTATTTCCTCATTAAGGATTCGATCAACAGTTGCCGTTGGATGCTTCTCCTCCAAGAGGGTCTCTGGGGAAATATTATACTGCATAATGAGATGAGGGTACAAACTATTAAGGTCAAAACTGACCACCCAATCATACTTTCCAGGAATCGGTTCCTTGACATATGCGCCAGCGTACTTTTCGTTTTTATCTGAACGAATTTTAGGCGGAATTACAATGTCGCGTTTCTTAAGATAATTGTAGATAATATTGTCCCACATTCTCACCTGATAGAACACGTCAGCATAGTTGACCTTAGCGTCATATGCCATAGTCAATGCTAGTTCAATCAGTTTCATCTTGTCTTCCAAACGGTCAACAAGTTCTACGTCAACGATGTTATATTCGATGAACTTCTGCCACCCTTTAGTATAGAAATCTTTAAAGGTGTCAAACTCAGAGTGGTCCAGTTTCTTCTGACCCAACTCCACCTCAGCTATGTAGTCAAGTCGATATGATTCCTGTGCTTTGTATGTAAACTTTTTGTACAGATCCAAGTAGTCAAGTTGAGTCAGTCCACCAATATCAAAAGTAGTCTGCTTTCGACCTTGAATATAAACCTCCCCTTCAGTAACAAGACCCCAGTTCGACATTCTCTTCATCAATTTCTCTCCAAGCACCCTGTTAAGACGCTTGCAGATATATGGGATATCGAACAGTTGGATGTTCCAACCAGTAATCACATCAGGAACATCCTGCATCCAGTAGTTAATAAAGTGACTGAGAAGTTCGTGTTCTGATGGGCAGTGGTGATATGTCACATTCTTTTGCTTATTAGCAAAAGGTTTGATTCCCCATGTAGTAATCTGTTTTGTCGTGTAATCTTGAATTGTAATTGCAATGATTTCTTCTGATGCAGATTCTACATTTGGGAATCCATGCTCAGCAGTAGTCTCAATATCAAGAGTGACAAGTTTGATTTGACTGATGTCAAACTTGATCTCGTCCTCAGGATATTTCTCTGAGATGTATTGATAGATGTATCGATCATTTCCATAGATCTCAAATCCATCCACTTCATCATACTTCTTATAGAAGTCACGACAATCCCGAACAGTGCCAGGATGCACCTCTTCTACAACTTCTCCATTTAATGTTCTATACTTGGATTCTTTCTTTGACTTCACATATAAGGTAGGAAAAAACTCATCCCTATTCTCATATCTTCTCCCATTTTCAACTCCCCGAACAAGAAATTGATTTCCAATCAACTGAACATTAGTATAGAAATGCATTACTTAGTAAGTTCTTCGTATTTTTCAATAAGGGTGGGCATGGGTTCTGTGATAGTAAGAATCTTATCAGAACTAATCATAAAAACATCTTGACGGGAAACATTAATTAACCATGGTTCTAAAGTTCCGTCTTCTTTATAAAGGAATGGACTGGTCAACTTACAATCGGGTTGACCAATATCCGCACCTACCTCATCAATCTGACTGATCAGAATCTGATTGTTCGTCAGTAGAATTGCCTTTATTATCTTTGATGACTCGTTCATACTTTACAATGTCCTCAATGTACATTTCTTTTAGTTTAAATGCTGGATCAACCATAGTTACAACCCAGTCTGATGGAATAGGAATATTCTCTTCTGCGGACAATGGAATCCATGGGAAAAGAGAAACTTCGTATCCTGCTTTCTTAGTCTTTCCTTCTTGAAGTGCAGGAAGAATATCAGGATTTTTCATCTTAATCACACAAGGTCGATTAAGATAATATCCAACCACTCGACGGTTTTCATCCTCTCCAATTGACATCTCGCTAACATTAGCGATCATGTCTTCACCAGACTTCAATAGTAAAAGTTTAATTGTCATAGTGTATTTTATCCTCCAAGTATTCTAGCAAGAAAAAAGAGGGGCGTCAACTGGATTGTGCCAGTTGCCCCTCTGCGGCGACGATATTCAATTATATTTAGAACCAATCCTTCCTTTGATGATGTTGTGGCACAATCCTACCAAGGACTACCGATAGTAACCCATCCTCAAATTCAACTGATCTAACTTCCGTATCCTCTGCCAGTGTCCAAGATCTTGTGAATGATCGTTGAGCCACTCCTCTATGGATGTATTCAGTTCCAGTTTCTCCATCTTCTCGTTGTCCTTCGACAAAGAGTTTTCCGTCTTGTGTGTAGACATTTACCTGCTTCTTCTTAAACCCTGCGAGTGCAAGTTCAAGTCGAGATTCTACATTTGAGACTTGAACTAAATTGTATGGGGGATAGTTTGTCGTTGTTTCATGTAGAGAAAACAAACGATCAAAGTATTCATCCATACCAATGCTGTTCTTATTTATGCGATCAAGCAACTGATCGATATTCGCAGCATTATACTTCATGAGGTTTCCCATCTTTACTTCTCCTTTGTAAGCGAGATTTGATTGTGTGGACCCCGAAGGCATCCGATATATTTATA